GTTGGGAATTACAGTTCTCTAAAACCTCTCCAGGGTTCCAGTCTGGTGAGTATGATTTTTATTTTAGAGGTGACGATATTGGTCTTGATACCATTGGCGATTTGGTTACTACCGCAGAACTAAATGGTATTGTAGAACGAACTGGTGCTTGGTACATCCTACCTGACGGATCAAAAGTTCAGGGCAAAGAAGCATTTATTAATCGTGTTAGAGAGGATCTTGACTTGCAAGAATCAATCAAGTCTAAGTTAAATGGCTAGTTATACAGTTTATACTGGAAAGTTTGTTTGCCATGAGTGCAAGGCAGAAGTTAAATCTTTAAGGCTTTATGCTGAGACAAAGACAATGACTTGGATGTGCCCAGCAAAACATTTAAGCACAGTCAAGTTTGGTAAGCAGAAATGGAAGGGCAATGACAGAGAAGAGTGAGTCCAAGAGGATAGGTGCTAAGCAGCACAAGAACTCTGGTCGTAATACTCAAAAGGGAGATGCTTCCTGGAAAAACTTTGTCGTAGACTTTAAAGAAGTTGGAAAGTCTTTTACATTAAACAAAGAGGTTTGGGCAAAGGCTACAACCGATGCCATGAAGAACGGCAAGGATCCAGCCATAGTAGTCGTAATGGGCGAGGGCAACTCTAAAGTAAGACTTGCTATAATTGAGATGAGTATATTAGAAGATCTAGTGGAGGAATGATGGAACAACAGGTAACAACAATAGACATGATAAACGGCTTGGCAGAAATTGCTGACTATATGGAGGACGAAGAACTTACTACAGCCCTTACAATGATTGCTAAGTTAATTATTAAACCAGACATTCCAATCAATGTCGCCCATGTTGAAATTGTAAGACTTCAGGCAATCGCTGCTAAGATGGCTTTTAAAGCAACTTGGATGGCAAATGTTGATAAGTCAGATCGTGGAAAGAAGAATCTTTACTACACGGCAGCAGAGTCGTTAAACAATTTAGTATCTGCGTTAAAGTATATTACACGCTAATATGCTATACTTATACTAATAGAAACGAGCATAAAAATGACAAAAAGTTTATTACAGCAGGTTATGATAAAGCAAGAGAAGGCTTCAGTCCATCCAATAGATGTTGCTGGACTAACTGAAAAAATTCAGTCTGGCTATACTGTTAATCGAGTTGACAAACACACACAAAAGAAAACGTTTGCACCTTCAACAATTGCATATGGTCACGGAGAATGTCCAAGATATTGGTACCTAGCCTTCGATGGCCAAAACTTTCAAGATGATGCAACACCATTTAGCGCTGCAAACATGACTGCAGGAACTAAATCTCACGAAAGAATCCAAGAAGCAATGGGTAATGTTCCAGACTTCCTTGTTGATTCAGAATTTAAAATTACTCATAATGATCCACCAATCTTTGGGTATGGGGATGTTATTGTTAATTGGCAGGGAGAAGAACTCCTTGGTGAAATTAAGACAATGATGAATGAAGGTTTTGAATATCGAAAGGCTCATTTAAAGCCTAAGACTGGGCACCTAGTTCAACTCTTAATCTACATGAAAATATTAAAGAAAGCCAAGGCAGTTCTAATCTATGAGAATAAAAATAATCATGAGATTTTAGTTTTGCCAGTAGAAGTAAATGATTATTATCGTCGGTGGGTAGACCAGACGTTTGAATGGATGAGATCAGTTCGTAAGGCTTGGGTCGACAGAACCCTACCTGAAAAGAACTATCGATCCAATTCAAAGATTTGCAAATCATGTCCAATTAAACAGGCATGTGCAGACGCTGGCCCAGGAGTCTTTAAAATAAAGTCCATGGAGCCTATAGATGAAGCATTGTCAATGGTGTGATAACGTATTCACAACAGAAATAAAATACCAGATCTACTGTTCACAAGAATGTAGAGAAGGTGCAACAAAAGAAAAAATTGCTGCACGGTACATAGTTGAAAGACGTCAAAAAAGAATAGGCAAAGAGAGAAAATGCAAATGTTGCGATGAATTGTTGTCTATATATAATGACGAAAGTCTTTGTGTAAAGTGTAACATTAATCCAAAAGATGTAACAAAAGCATTAAAAGAAATTAAGGATAACTTAAAGTGAAACTAGCAGAGGCAATAGGGACTAAGGCTCCAAAAACTATTTGTGCTATAGACGCAAGCACCAATAGCCTTGCCTTTGCTTTGTTTGACACACAAGAAAAAACCTTGATTACAATTGGTAAAATAAACTTTGAGGGAAAAGACACATATCAAAAAGTGATGGATGCTGGTAAAAAAGTAAAAGCATTTTTTGATATCTATGGTGGTTTTGAGGCAATAGTAATTGAGCACACAGTATTTATGAATAGCCCTAAGACTGCTGCAGACCTTGCTCTAGTCCAAGGGGCCATACTTGGATCTGCAGGGCAGACTGGAACAAAGGTTATTGGCAAGGTCTCTCCTATTACTTGGCAAAACTATATTGGTAATAAAAAGATTTCTAAGGATGAAAAGTTTTACATTAAAGCACAAAACCCAGGAAAGTCTGACTCATGGCTAAAGACCTATGAAAGAAACCTTCGCAAAGAAAGAACAATTAAGTTTATTAATGTTCAATACGACAGAACTATTACTGATAATGATGTGGCAGATGCTTGTGGTATTGGGCACTGGGCTATGAAAAATTGGGGTAAAGCAATTGGAACAGAATAGCAGCCCTACTCAGTTAAAGGCACACGCAATGATTGAACATCTTATCTTACAGAATGCTGTAGAAATGTCAGGGATTGACAGTAAGACTGGTGAAATGCTATACTATATTACAGATAAACTAAAGACTGTAAACCCAAAACTATATAGAGAACTAAAGGGAGACTTTGAAAGAAGGATGTTTGAGATAATTGATAAAGGTCCTGAATCAATGCAATGGAAGTTTAATGCGGAGTTCTTTGATGAGTAAACTATACACTAATGAACTTTGGCTAAAGAAAAGGTTTCATCTTGACAAGAAAACTCCTGATGAGATTGCAAAAGAGTGTGGAGTTACAGTAGAAACTATTTATGTATATCTGGCAAAATTTGGATTAAGGAGATCAAAGAGATGAAAAAATTAAAGATATCATTAGCACTGGCTGTACTGGCAAGTGCGGTTGGAGTTAGTTATGCTCTATTTACACTAAGAGGAATGCCAGATACGTTTGATTGGGAAGAGGATGAAGATGAGTGATAACCTAAATATTACGGTTGACCAAGTAAATCATCCTGTTCATTACACTACAGATCCTTCTGGTGTTGAGTGTATTCAGATTACTCGTCATAGAAATTTTAATATTGGGAATGCCTTTAAGTACCTTTGGAGAGCGGGACTTAAAGATGAGTCCAAGACTATTCAAGACCTTGAGAAAGCAATCTTTTATATCAAAGATGAAATTAATAGACTAGAGGGAAAGTATGTCAATTGAAGAAGACTTGGTTAAACACCAAGATCAGATTAATAATGTTGTAGAAGAATATTTAAAAGGTAATGACCCTACACAGATCTCTAAAGATCTTGCTATACCAAGACAAAGAGTTGTTGCTTACATTGATGAGTGGAAGGTAAGTGCTTCTAACAATGCAGCAATCCGTGCTCGTGCTAAGGAGGCCTTGTCAGGCGCAGATGCCCACTACAGCAAATTGATTTCAAGATCTTACGAGGTTATGGATGAAGCATCTATGACTAATAATCTTAGTGCAAAGACTGCTGCAATTAAACTGGTTATGGATATTGAGTCTAAAAGAATTGATATGCTACAAAAGGCTGGACTGCTTGAGAATAAAGAATTAGCAGAAGAGATGATGGAGATTGAGAATCGTCAGGAAGTTTTGATTGCAATTCTTAGAGATATTGCTTCTGAATATCCACAGGTTCGTGATGAGATCATGAGAAGACTTTCTACTATATCAAAAGAAAATGAAGTTATAACGGTAATAGCAGATGTATGATGAGTTTTTAGAAGTCCTTAAGGATAATAACTTTAGAGAGACTCCAGTAAATGCTAAGGAGTTTGTTGAAGGTGAAGCATACTTAGGTCAGCCCCCATTATCACAAGTACAGTATGACATTGTAGAAGCAATGAGTCAAATCTATAGACAAGAAGATCTGGTTGATTTGATGGGCACAGAAGACGGAACCCGTTACTATAAAAAATATACTAAGAATGAGATTATCCTGCAACTTGGCAAGGGATCTGGAAAAGACTTCGTATCAACAGTAGCCTGTGCATATATAGTATATAAACTATTGTGCTTAAAGGAGCCAGCAAGATACTACGGAAAGCCTTCTGGAGACGCTATTGATATTATTAACGTTGCGATTAACGCCCAACAAGCAAAGAACGTTTTCTTTAAAGGTTTTAAAAACAAGATTGAAAACTCACCTTGGTTTGCTGGTAAATATAACTCTAAGGCTGAGAGTATTGAGTTTGAGCATGCTATTACTGTTTACTCTGGTCACTCAGAAAGAGAATCACACGAAGGATTAAACCTTTTAGTAGCAGTCCTTGATGAGATCTCTGGCTTTGCCCAAGATGTTGGAACTGGAAATGACCAAGGAAAAACTGCTGATAATATCTATAAGGCTTTCCGTGCATCAGTTGATTCTCGTTTCCCTGATCTTGGTAAGGTTGCATTGCTTTCCTTCCCCCGTTATCCTGGAGACTTTATTTCACAGAAGTATGATGATGTTATTGCAGATAAAGAAGTTATAACAAAGACTCATAAGTTTACTATGAATCCAGATTTACCAGAAGGAGCAGAAGGAAACTATTTAGAAATTTCCTGGGATGAAGATACAATTCTTTCATACAAATATCCAGGAGTATTTGCATTAAAGAGACCAACCTGGGTAGTAAATCCAACTAGATCAGTAGATGATTTTAAGATTTCATTCTTCACAGACCTTGGAGATGCAATGCAAAGATTTGCTTGCGTACCAACTTATTCTACAGATGCATTCTTTAAGCAAATAGAAAAAGTCAGATCATGTATGACACTGAGAAACCCACTAGACAATCATAGAAGGTTTGATGAAACCTTTAAACCAGATCCAAACAAAATTTATTATGTTCACGCAGACCTTGCACAAAAACACGATAAATGTGCTGTTGCTATTGCTCACGTAGATAAGTGGGTAAATATACAGGTCATTAATAACTATGAACAAGTAGCACCTATTGTAGTAGTAGATGCAGTAGCATGGTGGGAACCAAAGATTGAAGGCCCAGTAAATCTTTCAGAAGTAAAACAATGGATCCAAAACCTTAGAAGACTAGGGTTTAATTTAGGAATGGTTTCCTTTGACCGTTGGCAATCTTTTGACATTCAAAATGAATTAAAGCAGGTAGGAATAAGAACTGATACTGTTTCTGTTGCAAAGAAGCACTATGAGGATATGGCTATGCTTGTGTATGAGGAAAGAGTTGCTATGCCAGCGATTGATTTATTATTTGAAGAACTAACAGAGTTAAAAATAATGAAAGGCAATAGAGTTGACCACCCAAGAAAATCTTCTAAGGACTTAGCAGATGCCGTGTGTGGAGCAATATTTGGGGCAATATCACATACCCCAAAGGATAATAACACTGAAGTGGAGATTCATACTTTTAGGGATAAGCCCAGAGTTGACAACCCCTTCACCAATGTGATAGAATATAAACCTATGCCAAATGATGTAAAAGATTATTTGGATAGATTCAATCTACTATAAGAAAAGGAACAAAATGAATTCATTTAAGAAAATCTCAATTGCTACTGCTGCAGCCCTAGCAATCGTTGGACTTTCTGTAGCACCATCTTCGGCAGCACCACTAGCCGTAACGGTTGCAACAGCGACTAACGCAACTACATCAGCAGCACCAGCAACAGTAGCAGTTCCATCAAGTAATGTTATTACTTCTGGAAACACTATTGCTCTTGCAGCAACAGCAGACACAGGTACAAATGTTACCTTTACTGCTTCATCAACTGTAAAGTTGGTAACAGCACTTAACACAACAGATGCACCAAAGACAGTCGCATCAGGTGTTTCAACAGTTACAATTGCTTCTGCTGGATCAGCAGTAACAGTTTATGCTTACACAACTACAACAGCAGTTGGTTCAGTAACCATCACTAATGGTTCATACTCAACAATTGTTTACATCTCAGGTACTGCTGGAGCAGCATACAACCTAGCACTAACAGTTCCTTCTGCAACAGCAGTTGGCACAGTGCCTACAATTGCTCTAGTAACAACAGATGTATTCGGAAACTCAGTTTCAGATACAGCAACAGTAACCTTAATTGGTTCAACATTTGCTGATGGTTCTGTCACCAAGTCACTAACTACAGCAACAGCAACAAACACTTCAACTGGAGCAGTTCTTGGAACTGTAACAGCAGCCCTAGCAACATCAGTTGCTGGTGAAGTCACAGTAGTTGCAACAGGCCTTGCATCAGTAACAGCCGTAACTGGTCTTGCTGCTCCTGTAAAGTCTGTCATTGCTAAGTTCACAGTTTCTGATCTTTCAGGAATTATTGCAGGACTTAAGTCAGACCTTGCAGTTGCTAACGCAACTAACGCAGCACATGTTGCAGACAAGTCAGCACTAGCAGCAGCAGTTGCTGCATCAAACAAGGCAAGAGATGATTTCTCAACTGCCCTTGCAAGCGCAAATGTTCAGATTGCTAAGGCTCTTACTGAAGCAGCAGATGCTAAGAAGGCAAGCGATTCAGCAATCAAGGCTCTTACAGAAGCAAACGCTGCTACAGAAAAGATCCTTGCTGATCTTAAGGTAGAACTTGCAGCAAGCAAGGCAGATCTTGCAGCATCTAATAAGTTGTTTGATGCACTAAAGGCTTCATCTGCTAAGGCACTTGCTGATCTAAAGGCTTCTTCTGATAAGGCTCTTGCAGATGCTATCGCAGCACATGCTAAGGCTCTTGCAGATGCTAAGACACTTTCAGATAAGGCTCTTGCAGATGCAAAGACACTTTCAGATGCAACAGCAGCATCAGTCAAGGCAGCAAATGACCTTGCAGCAGCAAAGGCAAAGGCTGACTATAACAAGTTGGCTGCAAAGTGGAACAAGGCTAATCCAAAGGCCAAGGTTGCACTAAAGAAGTAATTTCACTTCATAAGTTAGGGGGTTGGCCATGTGCCAGCCCTCTTTCTTTTTGCAATAAAATGATATAATAACCTTATTACACATTGTGTATTTAAGGGGGAATTGGAGATTAGAAGATTATTACGCATACTGTTAGTGCTATCTCTAGCCTTATTCCCACTCATTGTAGGCATTGACAAGGCTCATGCAGCAGAAGGCTTGACTGCCCAGGTTTACAATGTCCTGGGACAGAACAATGCCCCTTATATACCCCAGGGAGCCTCTCCAGTAGTAACTACAAATGTACCTAACATTGACTTTCAATGGGGTGGTGGTAGCGTCCTTGGAGGCCCATCAGAGGATGTTATAGTAAGGTTTACGGGGTCAATTAGAAGCGATTCTACTCAAGACATATCATTTTTAGCAACAGCAGACGATGGTACAAGGCTATATATTGATGGAGTCTTAGTGGCAGATGACTGGAGAGACAAGGGTGGGGGAGGAACTACAACTGCCCCAATAGCCTTTACAGCAGGAGTACCTAAAACCATAGAATTAATGTACTATGAAAATGGTGGTGGAGCAAACGTATTTTTAAACTGGGATCAATCTGGATCAATGCAGATCATCCCATCATCAGCCTTTACTTCACAAGCAGCACCAGTAGTTAAAACAATAGGGCCACCAAGGAACCTCACTGTCGTTGATGGTGCAACTACAACGGTTTTAGATTGGGATGCTCCAGATACTGGTAACACTCAACCAGAAAGATATGCAATAAGTTTTAATTGTTCTGGGTGTAACGGATGGGGAATTGCAACTGGAAATGTTGGCGGACCTAATTCACTTAATACAACAATAACAATTGATCACTCATTGCTTGAGTCACTAAGACCAAGCGGGACCGTATGGTCATTTCATATTAGATCAGACAATGATACATTAGCGCTATACTCTCAAAACTCAAATGTTGTTACATTAAAAATTGGAAAGACTGCTGAAGAGATTGCAGCAGAGCAAGCAGCAGCACAGGCTGCCATTGATGCAGAGAACGCAAGACTCGCTGCAATTGCTGCAGAAGAAGCAAGGTTAGCAGAAATAGCAAGACTAGCAGAAGTGGCAAGGCTTGCAGAGATTGCTAGACTAGCAGAGGTTGCTAGGTTAGCAGAGGTTGCTAGGCTTGAAGCAGAAGCAGCAGCGTTGTTAGCAGCACAGCAAGAAGAGGCAAGAATTGCAGCAGCAACTGCTGAGGTTGCAAGATTAGCAGAGGTTGCAAGATTGGCTGAGGTTGCAAGACTCGCAGAGGTATCACGACTTGCTGAAATCGCAAGACTGGCTGAAGCAGAAAGACTTGAAGCAGAAAGAATTGCAGCAGCAACTGCTGAGGTCGCTAGACTTGCTGAAGTAGCACGACTTGCAGAAGTTGCTAGGTTAGCAGAAGTAGCAAGACTTACAGAGATTGCTAGGTTGGCGGAAGTTGCTAGGATTGCAGAAGTAGCACGACTTGCAGAAGTTGCTAGGTTAGCAGAAGTTGCAAGACAAGCAGAAGCAGAAAGAATTGAAGCAGCAAGAATCGCAGCGCAGGTTGAGGCTGCTCGTGTAGCAGCAGAAGTAGAGGCTGCTCGTATAGCCTCTGAGGTTGAGGCAGCAAGAATTAAAGCAGAAGCAGAAGCAAAAGCAGAGGCTGAAAGAATTAAAGCAGAAGAAGCAGCAAGAGAAGCAGCAAGAATTAAAGCAGAAGCAGAAGCAAAGGCAGAGGCTGAGAGAATTGCAGCAGAGATTGAAGCAGCAAGAATTAAAGCAGAGATAGAGGCCAAGCAAGAAGCAGATCGTATTGCAGCAGAGGCTGCAGCAAAGAAAGCAGAAGAAGAAAGAATTGCTGCAGAAATAGCCAAGGCTAAAGCAGAGGCAGAAGCAAAGGCTGCAGAGGAGGCAAGGTTGAAGGCAGAGGCTGAGGCAAAAGCCAAGGCAGAAGAAGATGCACGACTTGCAGCAATAAAGAAAGCAGAAGAAGAAGCCAGAGCCAAAGCAGAAGCAGACAGGCAGGCACAAATTGCTAAAGATAAAGCAGCAGAAGAAGCAAGAATATTAGCAGAGCAAAAGGCTAAAGAAGCGGAGGCTGCAAGAATAAAAGCAGAGGAAGATAGAAAGATTGCTGAGCAAAAGGCTTTGACTGACGGAAAGATTACAGCAGAAGATACTAAAAAGGTTTTAGATAACATTAACTCTGATGGTAAAGTAACTCAGGCAGAAGTTAAGAGTATTGTAGAAGCAATTAAACAATCAGATGCTCCATTAACTGTTGAGCAAAAAGATTTAATTGCAACAGTAGTCATTGCAGCAGCAGTTTCATCTGGAGAAAATGTTACGGCAACACAAATTCAAGATGCTGGTATTGAATATAAAGATCTTCCAAAAGAAACTCCTGTTGAAGTTAGAACATCTGAAAGCGGAGAACCACTTGTAATTACAGCAGAAGTTGCTGCAAATGTAGAATTGGTTACAGATGCTGGAGCATTGTTAGAAGCAGCATTTACTGATCCAGGAGCAGCACTTGCTGCCATTGGAAGTATTGGTGCAGATATGACTGAAGGAGAAAGAGAAGAGGCAACAGATATGGTTGTTGCAACAGTTGTCGCAGCAGGAGCAGCAATGAACGCTGTCGGTGCTGCAGCAGGATCCACTGGAGGATCATCATCAGGAAGTAGTTCTGGTGGAGGATCAGGTGGAGGAGGAGCCTCTGGCAATTCCAAGGGAGTAAGGAGAAGACCATGATGAAAGTAATAAAAGATATGATAGATCAATTGTGGACACTTTTGGGTATGTTTATTGCCTGGGTAGTCCTTGATGGCTCTGCAAAGACGATAGTGGGTTATGCAATTATAGGAACACTAATTGCATGGGCAATTACCTATCCGATTAGAAATAGAGATGATGACGAATGAAAGATAAATTAATGTGGGTAATTACCCTTGGAATATTAGGCTTCATAGGCCTTGTAGTTATTGGAGAATACTCTTCAATGTTAATGCAACAGGCAACATCAGGAGAAAAGTTTTCAACTAACTCAGATGCAATCGCCTTAGTACAAAATGCACTGGTAGGACTAATAGGAATTATTGGTGGCTACTTTGCAGGAAAAGGAGAAAAATAATGGCAACTAAAAAAATAGTAGAAACCCCAAAGCAAGAGCACCCACAGAAAGCAATAACAAATATTCTAATGAGAATTCTTGCGGTATTCGCAGCATCAGGACTATCAGTCTTGGGAGCAGGAGCCGTAGTAGGAATTGAAACTGTACAGGCAGTCATGCTTGCAGGACTCTTAGGGGTAGCCACAGTTATTGAAAGACTGGCAAGGGCTTTTTTGGACGATGGAAGGCTATCATTAACAGAAATAAATGATGCCTTTAAAACGGTAGATAAAAAGGCTAATTAGTCATTATCACCCCTAGTTGACAGCCCCTCTAGGCAATGGTATACTTAATTATACCTATCTGGAGGGGCTTTCGCATGACCGTTATTGCTGTTTTAAAACATGAAGACAAAATTTATATGGCTGGAGATCGTGGAGCATCAGATGATGGTACCATTCTAGCACTTGAAGCACCAAAAGTTTGGAAGACTGGTCCCTATTTAATTGGCTATGCAGGATCAATGGACGGAGAAAGAATTCGTCACAACTTTAAACCAACTGCTCCCACTCTCAAAGATACAGATAGATTTATGCATACAAAGTTTATTAAAGAACTTCGTGAATTTTACAATGAGTTCTGGGTTGACACATCTAAAGAAGGAGACCTTGGATTAATTATCTGTGTCCGTGGACAAATCTATGAACACAGTTCTGGAGATATGTCTTTATCTAAGTACATGCTTCCATATCTGGCTATGGGATCTGGATCAGAGTATGCATATGGGGTTTTATATGCAACAGATAAGCAGAAAAATGCAAGGAATAGAGTGACGCAAGCAGTAAATGCTGCTATTAAATTTAACCCATCATGCATGGGTCCAGTTGACGTTGTCAGTCTTTAGGAGTATACTTTTAATATGAATCATTCACACGACGATCTGTCGCCTGAAGAGCAAGAGTTTGGTATCTGGCTTGAAAACGGTATAGAAAGAGGCTGGGTTACACCTCCTTATTGCAATACACATGATGGTGGATACGAATATATGGGTGAAGAAGAGTTAGAAGAGTGGGACGCAGGTGGCGACCCATGTCAGCATGTCATCAGATTGATGATATCGTAAAAATGAAAAGGAATAAAATGAAGAAAATCGTAGCACTAGTAGCAGTATTATTTTCAGTTGTAGTACCAGTTCAATCACAAGCAGCAGACGCAAAGTCTCTTGTTATTATTGATTCTTATTTTGATTCAAGAGTTACAACATCAGCAATTACTTCATTAGGAACTGTGTGTAATACAGTAAAGCCAGTTAAAAATGCTACACCTTCATCTCCATACAATCATGGAAATGCTATGTATGCTGTGGCAAAGTTGCAAAATCCATCACTTAACATTATTCCAATCTGTGCATCAAATGCCCAGTCTGATGTTTTCCCAAGCCAGTTGATCTCATCACTAACATGGGTAAAGAATAATAAGTCTAAGGTAAGCGCTGTCTCTATCTCTTTGACTTTTAATAAAACACAAACAGAGTGTCTACCATTTGGACCTTCTAAAAATGTAAGCATTATCAAAGCAGACGATAAGGCTATTCGTGACCTTGTAAATGAATTATCAACATCTGGAATTCCAGTATTTGCATCAGCAGGTAACGACACAAATAAATCTGTAAGTTACCCAGGATGTATTGCTAATACAATGGCAGTTGCTCACGCTGATGAAACAGGAAAGCCATTGGCTCGTGCAGATGTCAACACTGACTATTTTGTAAAGTTATCTGATGACGGGTCTAAGTGGTCTTATTCTACACCTCTGACTGGCCTTGTTTCACAGTCTTCTTCATCTGCAACAGCAGCACTTGCTGCTATGTGGGTTACCAATCCAATCGCACCAGGAATTGTTAAGCCAAAGATTTAAAAGGTTTTGGGCTGTAACTCAGTTGGTAGAGTGGCGAACTGTTAATTCGCAAGTCGTAGGATCGAGGCCTACCAGCCCAGCAAAGGTCACGTAGTTCAGTTGGTTAGAACGCCACCCTGTCACGGTGGAGGTCGACGGTTCGAGTCCGTTCGTGATCGCAAATAAAGTGATATGATTGATATGCTCTGCACGGGACCTTAGTGATGGATTAGTTACCCATTGGATAGAGACCGTGGCGCAAGTCAGGTGAATTGCCTGTGCAGAGCCTCAACATTTAGCGGTATAATAATATTAATGACTGACAAAGAGTTAGTATTATATAACAAACAACAGTTTAAAAAAAGACTGTTAGATATTAAAGAGGCGTCTGGGTGTGTTGATTGTGGTCTTAAAAATCACATTGTCTTAGACTTTGATCACCTTCATGATAAAAAATATAACATTTCAAGAATGATTCATGACGGATTTTCTTGGGCAGCAATTAAAAAAGAGATTGCAAAATGTGAAGTAGTTTGTGCTAACTGTCATAGGATTAGAACTCATGACAGATTGACAGGTCAGGCTTAGTTCTGATATAATAGAGTGTAGTCTGTTTACTAGATAAAGGAGTTTTACCATGGCAATTAAAGGATCAGTAGAAGCAATCATTGAGGTTGCAAAGAAGGAAGTGGGCACAATTGAAGGCCCTAAAGATAACGAAACAAAGTACGGTGCATGGATTAAGGTTAACTTCCAGCCATGGTGCCAATCATTTGTTTCTTGGGCAGCATTTACTGCGGGAGTAAAATCATTCCCTAAGTCTGCATCAACAGT